TGTGAGATCTTCACATTGGAGACTTCAACGCAGGGGCTATCCAGAACCACCTTGCGACCAAACAGGGCTGCATGAGTGAGGCTGTTGTTGAAAATCATAAACTGTGTGGGCTTGGTTAAGAACTTTGCCTTGCGTACCGGCAGATGGATGGTGGGGTACTTAAACTGTACCCCGTGCCACACCGTTTTAACCTCGACTTCGCAGAAGAACTGTCGGTTCTGTCCGGTAACGACTAGGTCCACCCCATAGTCGTCAGGATTGTCTGTACAATCATAGCCAACCGAAGACCAAAACCTTTTAGCCGCTGCCCGTGCCGCTTCATCATACTTGTTGAAGTCTCGCTGTTGGAATACTTTGTACATGGGTTCTCCTGTTGTAGAAGTATGCGTCATTGAAGCCCCGTTGCCATTCCTTGTAGAAACGACTTTTAGGTTTGTAGGCGCATCGATGATTGTTCTTGAAGAAGTCTTCATATCCGACTTCGTATGCCTCGTTTTTGTTCATAAACCTGCCTCAATTATTTGAATGAGTCCTCAAGTTCGCTGTAGCCGCCGATGTACTTTCCTTCAGGATCAAAGATCTGGGGTACGGTTTTTAGGCCAGCCATAAGCAGCAGGGGCGTTAACCACCTGCTACTTTTAGATTGTATGTTGTATTCTGCATAAGGTTGCCCCTGTGACCGGAGTACTGCTTTTGCCCGGTCACAGAAGTTGCATTGGTCTCTTGTTAAGATTGTGTACATATCAACCACTACGCAGTGAGATCTACGATTTCGCAGCTATCGCCAGAGCATGCGAGTGTTTGACTGCCAGAGGTATTGTCTTCCGCTTCATACGCAGAAAGCTTTGTCCAATCGATTGCCTCTGGCATGATAGCAAGCATTTCCTGATACACGGACTTACCAACGTGCTGGTAGGGCGCTTGCTGGTAGGTGTGATCATCAAACGGCAGGAACGATACTCCAGACATTTCATCGAAATGCTCATAAACAAATGCACCCACGTCAAGCCATTCAGAAGACTTGATGTTCACAGTCACGCTTGGCTTATGTTCGCACCAGTGACGCTGATACATGAGCCACATGTTAAGCTGATCGATTGCTGACATATCGGCTGTGACCACTGCACCATCAGGTGCTTTCATTGGGAAGCTGAAGACGGTGGTCTGGTCAGGCTTAAAGGCCTCTGGCTCATTAGGAACGCCTGAGTCCTTCATAAACTGCGTCAGAGGATCTTTGTTGTCACCACGGACGGTGCGGATGTAGTATGGGCTATGCCGTGCGTGTATCCCGCTCGAACTATCAACAAGTTGTGAAACTGTTCCCGAGGGTTTACAACAAGTTATAGCAGCCGACACTTCGATTCCCAGCTTATCAGCCCATTCCTTGTTGGTATCGACAGCCACCTGCTTCAGGTCTTCTAACAGTGCAGCCAGATCGCCTTCGTTGCCATTTGTAAGGGTGTTATCCATGATGCCCGTCAGCGACACGCCCAACAGCCGTTCTTCTGCCGTGTTCTTCGCCCACACCTTTCGCAGATAAGGGAACTTGGTGTAGGTAGATTGTATCGTTCCCAAAATGGTTGCGATACGGACCTTGCGAATAAGATCTTCCTTAGTATCTGTAGCACGGATAACTACCTCACTTAAATTACAAAATTGCCCACCAGTGCCTGAAATCGGGTTGCCATTTTTATCTATTTTTGGTCCCCGTAACAGAATTTCCGAACATGGATTCGTACCCCATTCGTAGCTAGGGTCACGGCGTCCGTTCTTTTGGGCTTGCTTAACTGCAGCTTCACGATTGAAGATGCCACGCTCACCAGAACCGCTTTCTGCTAGGGCAGTCCATTCACGCAGAAATGACATGGCGTCTGGCTTTTCGGTATAGGCCACAGAGTTATTGGCTAGGCCCATGTGCGGTGCTGTTTCCCACCACTTACCAGACTTAGCGTGGCGCATACGATCATCTGACAGGTTGGAAAGGCTAATCATTGCAGAACGGCGTACACCACCCACGACAACTACTTCACCGATCTTGCACATGATGCTGTGACACTCGTAAGAAGATAACTTACTGCCTGCAGCCTTTTTGAAGGTATCAATGGTGAAGTTGAACAGATCAACCAAAGGCGCTGGGCCAGATGCACGACCACCGAAGGTTTTAAGTCTGGCACCGGCAGGGCGTACCTTACTAACATCCCATGTGGGGATCTCACCGGCAAAGAGCATGCTAATCAGAAGGCGATAAGCTTTGGCCCAGCCTTCCTTGCTGTCCTTGACCACGATTGTAGTTTCGCTGTCAAAAAGCTTCTCAGGAACCTCTGGTAGGTTCTTGATGTACTGGCGTTCACAGCTAAACCCTACGCCTGTCCCGCATAGCAGGATGAACATAGCTTCATCAAAGGCTTTAGGGTCATCTATGACTAGGTACGAACAGTTGTACATGCATGTGTTATCACGGGCTGCAGCAACACCTGCGGTCATCATGGATCGCATAGAAGGCATAACCTCAAGGCCCAAGATGGCTTGCTCAATTTCATTTGCTACATTGAAACTGTTTTCGTTTTCGCCGCTATCAATTATAGGCTCAACAATACTGTCCATGTAGCGGCCTACGGTTTCGCCCCATGTTTCACGGCGACCTTCTTCGTCTAGCCAACGGGCATAGCGGCTGGTGTGTATAAAGGATTGGTAATCGGTTGGTAGATAGTTATTCATAATCGTCCTCAAACTAGATCTGTTAGATTTGGTTCTTCATAATTTGGGCCTTTGAGAACTTTACCGTCTTCACGGTAAATTACGTCCCCATCGACACCCAGCTTGCTCATGTTGGATGCATGAACACGGCGCACAGCTTCGTCTAAATCCCAGCCAAACGTGGCGGCACATCCGTAGGTCACATAAACAAGGTCGGCTAATTCTTTGAGCATTTCTGGTGCTTCTGTAGCCGCTAAAACTTCGGCGTATTCCTCTTTGATAAGGACTGTGCGCAGAAGGTCTTTTAGGGATCCCTTGGCCCACTGGTGGCCCATGGATTGCTGGTAGGTCCGGGCAAAATGCTTAACCATATCCATAGGTGTTTTACCGATGTAAGTATCGGGGTCACGAAGGGATGCAGTGCCTTCATCGAAGTACTCGTATCCGGGGGTCATTCCGCAGTCTCCTCAAGCTGAGAAATCATACGGTCTAAATACCACCGGGCCTTTTTGAGATCCTCAAGACCGCCCTTGTAGGGCCAGCGCCAGAGGTATTTAAAAGCGTTCTGCCAGCAATACGCTACATGAGGCTCACAGTCTGAGCCTTCGACCATGGCTTCCATTGCATCGATGCATTCGATTTTCGCAGAGTTGTAATGAAGTGGTCTGTTGACCATGTCGGTGATTTGGTTGAGATCCATCATGGTGTCCTCAATTTTTTTTGTTAAAGGGGATGATTTTGCTTTCAGCGATGGCCTGCTCAAGTTCATCGGCAGGCTCAAATTCGATTTCCATTTCAGCTTGGTCGAGGAGCATGTTCCCCAGATCGACAAAGAAGAATGGGTTGTTTTGAATCATGTAGCCGATACCCTCAAGCAGGGCTTCGTAGTGTTCAGCCTCTTCTTCGGATACATTGCCTTCAAGGTTGCTAAAGGCGCTAAGATTGAAGCCTGTGTGGTCCACGGGCGTTACAAAGATACCGCATGCAATTGGGTCTTTATCTTTCATTTGTTTTTTCCAATCAGTTTGAAAAAGTGTTCTGCATCCATCAGGGCAAGGGGCTTTTGCCTGTCTGCTTTAATGATTGCGATTGGTTCAGCTTTTGGTGGGCAGTTGGCTTCAGCTTGTTCCATGAATTTGTATGCGCTGATCTTGTTCAGAGCCTTGCATTCGACGGAGTAGGGAAAGAGCTTCCTAGCAGCGGGGGACAGTTGAACGTCTTCCCCGCCTTGACCCATTCCAGTGGAACGGACATCATCTGGTTCCAATTTCGGAAACAGAGCTAGTATTTTATCTCTTACCCATTGCTGGTGACGCCGCCCCTTAGCCTTTGCAGACTGAGGTTTTATCGCCATGCTTAATCCTCAACGAACCAGTATGAAGGCGGTTCCTTAGCCTTCGACATGGGGTGGGGTTTATACTCTGCCTTCGGATAGCAAGCTTGAGTGAAGTCACAGAAATTGCAGGACATAGGCAATCGCTTTAGGCCCGTGGGCTTGCGATTGAACTTATCAGGCACTGGATCAAACTGCCGTTCCAGAGGCGCTCCGCTAGTGACCTTGTCCACCGTGCTTTTCATCTTGAACAGATTGAATGATTTCTCCGCTGGAGAAACATCCGCTTCTACTGCAAGCATTGCACCTGTAGACTTGTTCACAACAATCCAGCCACCCAGATCTTTGTCTTGGGCTTGGGCATATCCGGTAAGCTGACCGATATAACCGAATGGATCGTCTTCTTTTAGAGCCTCATAACCGTGTGACCATTTCTTGTCGAAAGCGAAGGGGCTGCAGGACTTAACGTCATAGATCTTATGATCAATTTCTATGTCATCTTCACCTTTGATGGTGACTGAGCCAAAGTCCATTTTAACAAGGTTTTTACCACCGGTAATGTTAACCTCTGCGACCTTTAAGATCAGATTAGTAATGCACTCTACAGCGTCACCAATCATCATCTGAACCTTGAAGTTCTTTGACTTGCGTTTCTTTTCAGAACCCATTGCGCCATGTTGTAACTGGCATAAAGGCTTCCCGATGTTTGACATCCGCAGACGAAAATCTCTGTCTTGCGGAGTAAGCTGCTTGCGAAGAGCCGCCTTAAACTCTTCGCCAGCCTCTTCTATCCAACTGTCCTCAATGGTTAGTCCATCAAATTCATCATTGGATAGTTTGTCATTAGTTGCATCCAGTTTGGATTGCAGCATTAGGCTACATCAACAAAGTCATTGTCGAGGGTATCTTCGATGTTCAACGCATTCATTGCCTTGTCATTCAGAGAACCTTCTTTGATTGCCGTGAAGTATTTAGCATCAATCTCTTGATTCTCTTTTTTGATAGCCTGAGCAAACACAGACATCGTGTCGAACACCTGTTGGGTCATATCCAGCTTCTTGGATAGGTCAACCTTGTAGGTAGGCGTGTACCAAACAACGGAGCCGTTTTCGTTGTAATCGGCACCCATTTCAGTCTCATACTCATAAATGTTAGAACCCTTGGGCAGGTTCTTCATATAGCCGTTCCAGAAGCCGCCAAACGTGCTGTTCTTGTGGAACATGATGCAAGGCTGGTTCTCAATGGAAACCTTCTCGCCATCGGCAGTGACGCCATCGTAACTTACAAGGCCACGGGTGACACGATGCTTCATGGACTTATACACTTTAGCATCGGCGTAATCCATTTCCTGCAGCGTTTCCCACGATGGATAACCACAGGCGATACCACCTTTAATGTCACGGGCTTCATCACGGGGGCTTGGGATGGCGATAGACTTGTTCACCAATGTGCGCTTCCCGTCAATTTCTTCCCAATGGAAGTATTGAATGTGCGTAGCTAACGGGCGAAACGTGACGTTCTCTGCGTACACCTTCTGATCCATGTTGGTCAGGAAGTAGGAGCCTTCTGGGATAGCTTTCTTAGTATCCTTATCCCGTGAGCGTGAGTTTATTTTAAGCTCTGGAACACGAACAATCGCTCCACCAGTGCCGCCTGTTACTTGAGTGCCTAACAGTTCATTCATTGCCTGTAGGTCTTGTTGATTTACATTTGTAAGATCATTCATCTCGATTCGATCCTCTGTTAGATGGACTTATAGTATGGCATTACTAAGTGGCAGTAGTCAATCATATTCGACTTGATCCAGCCAATTTTTGCCACGGGATGTTTCTATTTTGAGGGGCAGAATAAAGTCATAGTCCCAAAGCTCTTTTGCCTCTTCTGTGACCTTCTCCATAGCCCACTGCAGCACCTCTTTGACCTGTTCCTCTTCATCTGGGTGGGTGTCTACCACAATAGAATCATGCACAGTCAGAACTAGCTTAGAGCGCAGGTTAAGTTCCTTGAACTTTCGGAATGCCCGTATGCAACTAAGTGGCACAATGTCAGCGGTGGCTGCAGACTGCACAGGGTAGTTCACCTGTTGGGTGTAGTGCTTTGTGCGTCCGTTCTTGCGGCGTTCCTCATTAGGCCAGAAGAACTGCCGCCCTGAGAAGATCTGAATGTGACCGGTCTTCAGCACACCGTCTGTGAGCTTCTTGTGGTAAGCCCCAAGTCCCTTATAAATCTCAAAGAAACGGGTATAGTAATTTTTGATATGACCTTCATATTGACTGCCCGTTGCCCCATAAATAGGAGCGAACGAGTGAGCTTTTGCCAACTGCCTGTTTTCTTTAGATATTTCAGAGGGATCACACTGGTCGATAATAGATGCAGTCTGCTTGTGCAGGTCTTTACCTTCGAGAACGTCCTTAATGATCTGAGGGTCACGGGATAGTTCCCCTGCCATAACAAATTCTAAGCCACTGAAATCGCTTTCAATTATCAGACCGCCGGGGAACCGGCTCACCATAGCCTCACGCACAGGAAATCCACGCTTGGGCATGTTCTGCAGGTTAGGTGCGGTAGAAGACAATCTACCTGTGGCAGTGATGCATTGGTTAAACTGTGCATGCAGGATACCGTCTGGGCGGGTCCATGTTTCGATGCCTGCAATGAAACTATCTAGGTAGGTGCTAACA